GTGACGGCCTGGAACCACGGGCCCGCCAGGCCGCGCTGCATGTACGCGACGGTGCGCGCGTTGTTCGCGACCTCGACGCCGCCGACCGCGAGGAACCCGGGCGCGCTCACCTAGCGGCTCCCGACAGGATCGCGGCGAGCAGCTCCTCGATGCTCGGAGCGCCGGCGGCCATGTTCACGTTGATGCTCCCGCTCGCCTGCTGCCGCGTCGCGAACTTGAGGATCGCGTCGAGCGCGGCGATCGTCTTCCGGTCTCGAGCGATCGCGGCCGCCTCGCGCCGGTCGTCCGACTTCGTCTTCGTCTTGTGCGCATCACGCAAGTCCTTCTGATCCTGCTTCAGGCTCGCCCTCGCGTCCTTCAGTTGCGACCGGACGACGTCGAGCGGGTTCGTCACGTCGACGGTGAACCCGGCGCCGCCGGCGCTCCCGCCGGGCGCTCCGATCACGGCCGAGATCGCGCCGATCTGCTTCGTGATGCCGGTGAGTTGCGCGGAGAACGACTGGGCGAACGCGAAGCCGAGCAGGTCGCCCGCCTGCGCGACGTCGACCTTGTTGTCCTTCAGCACCTGGGTGAGCGCGGTCGTGAACTGCTTGCCGGTGATCTTGCCGGCGTTGAACTCGGCGGCCAGGTCGTTGATCGTCTGGGTCGTCGCGGCCTTCCGCTTGTCGGCCTCCGTCTGGATCGCGTCGATCTGACCCTGGAGCGCGTCCTCTCGAGCCTGCCGATCCATGTCCGCGAGCTGCGCCCGGACGTCCGCCTGCCGCTTGATGAAGTCGGCGTCCGACTCGCCCTCGTTCTTCCCGCCTCGGAGTTGCGCGACGAGGTCGGCGCGCTGCTGCGCGGTCTGCTGTGCGGCGCCCGCCTTCTGGCTTGCCGCGAGTTTCGCCTGGAGCGGAGCGACGGCGCGTTGTACCTGCGCGTCGATGATCTGCCCGACGCTGTCGGCGACGCTACCGGCGATGCTGTTCAGGTTCGACTTCGCGTCTGCGAGCGCCGCCTGCGTGGCGCTGTTCAGGGTCGCCTTCAGGGCGTGCTTCACGCGGCTCGACTTGTTCGTGATGCCGAGCGCGATGCCTTCCGAGATCGGCTCGCCGACCTCCTTCGCGAACACCTTCGACGGCGAGTTCGCGCCGATCACGCTGAGCGCGTGGTTCTTCGCGCTCGTCAGGGCGCTGCCGAGGGAGTCGGCGATCCGGCCGGCGATGCCGGTGATGCCGTTCACGATCCCGTTCACGATCGCCTCGCCGACGCCCGCGGCCCACCCGACCGCGGCCGACGCGGCGTTCGCGATCGCGTCCTTCACGCCGTTGAACGCGTTGGTGACGGCGGAGAAGATCGTCGAGAGGGCGCTCGACAGGCCGTTGATGATGGCGCTGCCGAGCTGCTTCGCGGCGCCGACTGCGGCGCTGATCGCGCCGATGATCCCGACCTTCGTCGCGAGGCTGACGACACCACGCACGAGCTTCGAGCCGAGCCCGAGCTCCTTCGTCAGCACCGAGTAGTAGCCCTTCGCGATGAACACTGCCGCCTTGGCCGCGAACCCGGCCGACGCGACGAGCGCGTCGAACAGGAACACGCCGACCTTGCCGGCGACCTTCTCCATCCCGACGCCGAGCCGTAGCACCGCCTCGGAGCCTGCCTTGCCGAACACCTCGCCGAGGCGCAGCCCGAGCGGCGCGAACTCCTTCAGGATCAACTCGCCGACGCGGGCGATCTTCCCGGCGGGGAACACCGCGATCGCGACGGCGATCGCGAGTTGCCAGTGCGCCGCCCAGAAACTCGGGTCGGTCAGGGTCGTGACCATGTTCGCCAGGATCAGAGCGCCGGTGTTCGCGAAGTCGCCGGCGTGCGCCGCGACGGCCGTGTTCATCTGGTCGATCAGCGGCCCGAGGAAGTCCTCGCCGGTGGTCACGGCCGTCTTGATCCCGTCCGTGACCTGCTTGCCGATCGCGCCCCAGTCCACGCCGTTGAACGCCGACTGGAGTTGGTCGGTCAGGCTCTTGGAGTCGAACCCGGCGTGCGCGAAGCGCCCGCCGGCGGTCGGCATCGCGGCGCCGTTCAGCGCCTCGTCGATCGCGCTCGAGATCGAGTCCTTGATCGAGCCCGCCGCCTGCGTGATCTGATCGAGCACGAACTCGGCCTTCAGCTTGATCGACGGCTTCGCGGCGAGCTCGCCGACCTTGTCCGTGAGTTTCGAGAACAACCCGATCCCGCTCGAGATGGTCGGGAGGATCTGCGAGCCGAGCGTGATCGCCGACGCCTGGAGCCTGCCGATCGCCTTGTCCCACTGCTGCGAGATCGACTTCGCCTGCTCCTTCGCGGCGCTCGCGGTCGCGCCCTGCGACTGGGCGAGGGCTTGCAGGTCGGAGTTCGCGGTCTTCGAGTTCGCGCCGGTCAGCGCGAGCGCGCCGCCGAGCGCGCGGACGTCCGGGAACAGCTTCGCCATCTCCGACTTCGACCCGTGCGTCGACTTCGCGAGCAGGTCGAGGGAGCCCTGGAAGCCCTTCGACTTGATCATCGCCTCGCCGCTCTCGAACCCGAGATCCTTGAACCGCGCGGCGAGATCCTTCGACGGCGACAGGAACTGCGTCATCACGGCCTTGATCCGCGTGACGGTCTCCGCGCCGGAGATACCCTCCTTCGTCATCGTCGCGATCGCGCCGCCGACGTTCTGGATATTCACGCCGAGGCTCGACGCGAACGGGAGCACGTCGCCGATGTTCTGCGCGAGCTGCTCGAAGTTGATCACGCCGACGTTGACGGTCTGGAACAGCGCGTCCGAGACCTCGCCCGCCTTCGACGCGCCCTCGTGGTACGCGTTCAGGACGGCGGTCACGGCGCCGGTCGCGGTGGCGGTGTCGGTCAGGCCCGCCTTCGCCGCTCGAGCGCCGGCGGTGAGGATCTTCATCGCGTCGTCCGCCTTGAACCCGGACGACACCACGTCGTACAACCCGTCGGCGAGCGTCTTCGGCGCGACGCCCGCGGTCTTCCCGAGGTCGAGCACCCGCTTGTTCAGGTTCTGGAACTGACGCTCGTTCAGCTTCGCGATCGAGTTCACGTTCCGCATCGACTTGTCGAAGTCGATCGCGAGCTTGGCCGCCGACAGGAGCCCCGCGCCGGCCGCGGCGACGCTCGCGCCGAGCCCGACCGCGAGGCCCTTCCCGATCGTCGAGCCGACGCTCCGGCCGACGCCGCTCGTCTGCCGCATCAGGGTCGACTGGAAGCCCGACGAGTTCGGGACGATCCGCACGAACGCGCGGGCGATCTCACCCGCCACCGGCGACCTCCGACTCGCGGCCCATCAGCCCCATCAGGGCTAGTGTAGTTGCGTCAACCGACGGCGGTACAACGGCGGCGCCGATCTGGCTCGGAGCAGGCTCCCCGCCGGGCGCGACGCTCTCCCGTTCGAAGTGCGGCGGAGGCTCGGCCGGGCCGGGCGGTGCGCGCCCCTCGAGGATCGCCTCGATCTGCTCGACGCCCTCCTCGTCGTACCCCTCGATCAGCCAGGCGTAGGCAGCGCGGAGAAGTCGTCCGAGGGAGAGATCGGCTGGATCGACACCGGCGAGGGCGAGACGTCCGTCGAAGCGGCGCCAGTTGCGATCGTCGGCGAGCCATCGCCAGAGACCGACGGCGCCGACGTAGGGATCGCCGTCTCCTCCGCGATCAGCCACTCCACGACCGCGAACACGTCGCCGAGGGTCAGCGGATCCTCGTCGCGACCTCGAGCTCGCAGGGCCGCCCACTTCTCCCGCGCCGGCTCCTCGCACATCTCGTCGATCAGCTCGTCGATCGCCTCGAGCGTCTGCCCGGGCGTCGCGGTCGCGAGGCCGTCGAGGATCCCCATCACCCACGCCGGTACGACCGCGCGGCGGATGAACACCTCGCCGCCGAGCTTGAACGACCGATCCTTCGCGGGGAGCACCGCTCGAGCGGCTCGATCCCGATCGAAGTCCTTCATGCCTGCCTGCCTCTCTACACCTCGGAGAGCGCCGGCCGGAGATACGGCTGGGCTCTCATGTACCGCGTCCCGAGCTCGACGAACGGCCCGTAGAACACGTTCGTGCCGACCTTCGCGGACAGGCCGTCGTCGCGCACGACCTCCCACGTGAGGCTCGATCGTAGCGTGCCGCCCACGTACCCCGGCTTGCCGGTGCTCTCGGGCGTGCCGACCGGGCAGAGGGAGACGGCCTTCCGGTGGACGCGGAGCGCGCGGCGCATCAGGTCGCGCGCGACGTCGCCCTGCGGAGACTCGAGGAGCACGTACAGCTCGCGCTCGTTCCAGATGATCTCCTCCACCTCGAGGAGTCTACTCCGAGGGCTTGCTTCTTCCCGCGGCCCGCGCAAGCTGTGCCCATGAGCCGCAACGAGATCCGATCCGCATCGAAGGCCCCGAAGTCGACGCGCCTCCCGAAGGCGCTCACGACGCCCCGCGCCTCCTGCGCGCACGACGGTTGCCAGTTCGCCGCGCTCGACAGCGGCTACTGCGCCCGCCACGAGCCCGAGCCGATCGCCGCGACGATCGTCCGCTACGCCCGCGAGAAGGGCCTCCCCGCCACGCACGTCCGGCGCTGGCAGAACTCGCCGATCGTGCACCTGACCAACCCCGAGCGGTCGCGGATCGTC